CGGCGGCGTGCAGGTGTTCGAGTACCGCGACGTCACACGCAGCACTGGCCTGGGCAACCCAGTCACCATTGCTGACCGCGTGAACGTAGTTGCGGCACAGTTCAACCCATTCATTGACCCAGCAATCGTGACTGTGGTTCGCGCAAGCACCGGCAATAACATCCAGTTCCCACGAGTCACGGCTCTTGGAACCGCTGGATCGGTTGCTGAGGCTGGCACGATTGGCGAGTCGGACGGAACGCTCAGCGCGCTGTCCCTCACACCAGTCAAGTACGCGACGATCATTCAGGTGACGGAAGAACTCGCAACGGATGCGGCGTTCGACCTATCCGCGATGATCGCCGACAAGTGCGGCGCCGAAGTCGCAGTTGCTCACGGTGCATTTGCTGGTACGGCAGTCGCGGCTCAGGCTACGATTGGCGCAACTGGCTCCGGCACGGTGTCAATCAACCCAACCTTCACCGACCTTGCGAAGCTGAAGGCGTCTGTGAACCAGGCGTACCGACGCGCGCCAAAGGCTGGTTGGTTGATGAACGACACAACGCTCGGCGTTGTGACTGGTCTCGTGGATACGGCTGGACAGCCAATCTTCCGACCAGGCGATGCGAACACTCCAGATCGACTCCTCGGAGCGCCGATCTACAGTGCAGCACTCATTGACCTGACCGATGACACCGCAGGCGCAATCCTGTTTGGTGACCTCGGACAGATCTACACCGTCCTCGTAGGCGGCGTGCAGGTTGAAGTCTCCCGCGAGTTCGCGTGGAACCTCGGCCTCATCTCCTACAAGGTTCAGGTGCGCGGCGCCACTGGGCTTTCACAGGCTTCAGCGGTCAAGTCGTACAAGTCAGCCAACGTCTAATCCGTTAGACACTAGGTTGAGCGGCAGGGAGTCGGGCTTCGGCTCGGCTCCCTGTTCGCATCAGGAGGGGAAATGGACATCTGGAAGAGACTGAAGAAACTGGGGCGCAAGGGCGCTGATAAAATCAACGCAGAGGCACCTACGAGCCACGTAGAGCGCGCCATTGTGGTCAGGTGGGGCAATACAGCCACCGTGAAGCGAACGCCGCTTAGAGAGCGGGAGAAGGGCAAAAGCGAGTGAGCGAGCAGCGCATCAGCAGCAGGCAGGTCACGGTCGGCACGGCAGCCGTTGCCGTCGGCGAGGGCTTGGTGCCTGGCTCGACCTTTGTTCTGCACACGGACACGCAAGGCAACCACGATATCTACGTTGGACCGCTAGGCGTCACTGCTTCCACTGGATTCGCGCTGCACAGTGGCAGCACCCTGACAATCAACGTTCCTGAGCGGGTGCAGTTGTATGCTGTCACCAACTCAGGGACACACACCTTGTACGTCCTACAAATCGGAGGCCGCTAAATGTCATACGCAAGTCTCGCCGAGTTCAAGGCTGCAATCGGGATCAGCGACAGCTCCGACGACACGGCGCTGCAGTCTGTCCTCGATGCGACCGACGCACTCATTGACCTCTACACCGACCGCAAGCAAGGCTTCGGCACGGCGACGGAGACGCGCTACTACACGGCGACCGACTACCAGTACGTCCTGATTGACGACCTCGTGAGCGTCACGACGCTGACGACAGATGACGACGCCAACGGCACCTACGAGACAACGTGGACCGCAGGCACCGACTACAACCTCGCGCCAGGCAACGCAGCTCTGGACGGCTGGCCGTACAACGAGATCGACGTATCGGTGACGTGGCCGCGCAACTTCCCGCGCGACGTGTATCGAGGCGTCAAGGTGGTCGGCGTCTTCGGGTGGCCGTCCGTGCCGAGCGCAGTGAAGCAAGCGGCAATCATTCAAGCGGGCGCAGTCTGGTCGAGCCGCACCTCGCCGTTCGGCGTGATCGGCTCGCAAGACCTCGGCGGCATCCTTCGCCAAACACGCGCACTGCACCCTGAAGCGCAGGTGCTTCTTGAGGCGTACCGAAAGCGCGAAGGGCTGGCACGCTGATGGCGCTCGGCAATAGCTTTGACCTGACGATCAACCAGGGCGCGACGTTTGAGCTGACCGTCACGTGGAAGGACTCGGCAGGCACGGCGATCAACCTCACTGGCTACAGCGCGCGGATGCAAGTCCGCGAGACGTACTCATCCAGCACCAGCATTGTCAGCCTGACGAGCGGCGCTGGGATCACACTTGGCGGGGCGGCTGGCACGGTTGCAATCCTTATCTCGGCGACGACCACGGCTGCACTGACCGCGCCATTCAGCGGCGTCTATGACCTTGAACTCGTGAGCGCAGGCGGCGTGGTGACGCGCCTCTTGCAAGGAGCCGCGACCGTCACGCCAGAGGTGACGCGATGACCGTAGAAGTTGACCTGACGCAGCAGATCATCTCGATCAACGACACGCGCACAGAGATTGTCGTTCAGGCACCTGGACCCGCAGGCGCGCAGGGTCCGACAGGTCCTGCAGGCGCAACTGGTCCAGCGGGTACCGCAGGTCCTGCTGGTTCTGCTGCAACCATTGCTGTCGGTTCGGTCACGCAGGGGACGGCTGTTGCCGTCACGAACAGCGGCTCCTCATCGGCTGCCGTATTCAACTTCGTACTTGTCAAAGGTGATAAGGGTGACACTGGCAACACTGGTGCCACAGGTTCGACAGGAGCTGCAGGATCAGCCGCAACGATCGCGGTTGGTAGCGTCACATCTGGCACCGCAGCCGCCGTCACGAACACTGGGTCTAGTTCCGCCGCTGTCTTTGACTTTGTTCTCGTGCCAGGTGCAACTGGTGCAACTGGAGCAACCGGCGCGACTGGCGCTGCTGGCTCTGCAGCCACGATTGCAGTTGGCACCGTCACGCAAGGCACTGCCGTTGCGGTGACCAACAGCGGATCAAGTTCCGCTGCGGTCTTCAACTTCACGCTTGTCAAGGGCGATAAGGGCGATAAGGGCGACACAGGAAATACAGGGGCAACAGGCAACACGGGCGCCACAGGCGCGGCGGGTTCTGCCGCCACCATCGCCGTTGGCGCAGTCACGCAGGGTACTGCCGTTGCGGTGACCAATACAGGCTCCTCCTCCGCTGCGGTCTTTGACTTCGTACTCGTCAAGGGTGACACTGGCAACACAGGAGCAACTGGTGCGACTGGATCAACTGGTGCGGCAGGCTCAGCGGCAACCATCGCCGTAGGCAACGTCACGCAAGGCACCGCAGTTGCAGTCACCAACACAGGCTCGTCATCAGCGGCTGTCTTTGACTTCACGCTTGTCAAGGGAGACAAGGGTGATACTGGAAACACAGGCGCGACAGGATCAACTGGTGCTGCTGCGACAATCGCGGTCGGCACGGTCATCACTGGAACGGCTGGCTCAAACGCCACTGTCACCAACGTCGGCAGCTCTGGCGCGGCGATCTTTGACTTCAGCATTCCGCAAGGCGTCGCTGGCTCAACAGGCGCGACAGGCGCAACTGGGGCAACAGGGCCTGCAGGAACTGGCGTGCCGGTCGGCGGGACTGCAGGGCAGGTCCTCTCCAAGATCAACGCAACGGACTACAACACGCAGTGGACAACCCCAGTAGTTCCAGGCACTGCCGCAATTGGCGACGTTTACGGCGTCACAACGCTCACGGACTCCACGAGCAGCACAAGCACCACGACCGCAGCCACGCCCAACAGCGTCAAGTCAGCCTACGACTTGGCTGGAACCGCGATTCCGAAGAACACCGTCACCACCGCTGGCGACTTGCTCTATGCAAGTGGTAGCGCAACCGTTGCTCGACTCGGCGTTGGAACCGCTGGTCAAGTCCTGGGAGTTTCGGCTGGCGTTCCTGCGTGGACGACGATCTCGGCAGGCGGCGGCATCCTCAAGTACCAGGAGTTCACTGGGAACGGCTCGTTCGTCATTCCAGCATCCGCATCTGGAAGTGCCATCGTAATTCTTGAAGTGCTAAATCCTGGCGGCGGAGGATCTGGCGGTAGCACTCGTGGCGCTGGCATAGCCGCCGTTGGAGGAGATGGCGGAAGCGGAGGATCGTATGGCCTCTTCAATTACTTGATGACCGACATCGGAACTGCTGGCGGCACGGTAAGCGTCACCATTGGCGCAGGTGGTGCTGCCGGTACGGCGACAAGCGCAAATACGGCAGCAGGCGGAGCGGGTGGCGTTGGTGGAGTGACGTCGTTTGGCGCATTGAATTTTGGACGAAATACTGGCGCAAAAACGCAGCCAATGATAATGAACTCTTTTATGGCAGTAGATGATGTTGTTCCTCAAACAACACAAGGTGTCGGAGGAACCGCATCGCTAATTTTCACCGGCGCAGGATCTGGAAACCTTCAGCCGCGATGGATAATGGGTGGAATTTGCGGATTTAGTGACACGCCATCTGCTGGCGCGAATTCCGGCGTCGTCGGCGCTGGGGGTGGAGCAGGTGGGAACATCAACGCCTCAAACACGGCGAGCGCCGGTCAGCCAGGAGGCAAGAGGTATGGAGACTACTCATCACATCAGGCGACCTCCTACGCTGGTCTGGTGACTGTTGGAAATGGTGGCGCTGCTGGAACTGCAACTGGCGGTGCAGGGGGAACTGCAAGTTCATCTGCCGGCGGTGGAGGCGGCGGTCACGCGAGTGGAACCGGCGGCGCAGGCGCAGCAGGAGCATTTGGCTGCGGCGGTGGAGGCGGTGGTGCCGCAAGAAACGGTCAAACATCTGGTGCTGGTGGAGTTGGCGGCAATGGCCGCGTGAGAGTGTGGGTGATTGGATGAGCCGATACCTTGTAATTGAAAACGATCTGGTTACGAACGTTGTTGTATGGGATGGTGAATCAGAATGGATCGCGCCAGACGGTGCCGTCATTGAGCAGGCAGAAGACCACATTGGCATTGGATGGCGAAAAGTTGATGGGCAATGGATTGCGCCAGAACCGCTAGTCCTCCCATCAGAGGATCCGAATAAGGTAAGTGCTGGCGCAAAACTTGCCGCGCTTGGACTAACTGAAGAAGAGATTGCGACGCTACTCAGATGAGCTTTGCAGACAAGACCGTGATCGAAGGGCTTCGCGATCATCTCTTGAATACGCCTGCGCCGATTGGTTACAACCTTCGGGCTGTCCACGCCTACCCGCCAGACAACCTTGCCGTCGCACCGGCGGTGGTCATCATCCCTGGCGACGACACCGTTGCCTACGGCGCATCTAATCGCCAGATCACGCTGACCCTCAACGTCACGCTCTACCTGATGCCGCAGGCTGACCTTGCGCGCAAGTATGAAGACCTGATGACGTGGCGCACGTGGCTGCGCGACGCCTTCATTGACGGCGTGACGCTTGACAATACGAGCGGCGTATCTCAAGCGAGCGTCGTTAGCACTACAATGGGAACTGACACCTGGGGAGATCAAGACTTCTTGACCATCTCCGCAGCGGTGGAAATTGCGTGTGTGGAGGCGATTGGAACAAGTGCCTGAACTGAAGAAGCCGCTGACCTATCCAGTGATCAGCCACATTGACGTGCAGTTCGTGCCAGGCTCAATCCCACAGGGAGAGTTCGTGGCTGGTCTGCCGTCGGACGGTAGTATCATCAGCGCACCTGTGGTTCAGGCAGAGGCTTGGATCGCAGCAGGAATCGCCAAGCGTGCCGCGACTGCGGCTGAAGACAAGGAGACCGAATAATGCCAGCCGCATCCGCAGGAAACGTACTGTTCAGCAAGTTGGTCGCCTTCAAGGAGGCGACGCCTGGAACCATCCCGACGCTGACCAGCGGCGGCCGCAAGCTGCTCGTGACGCCAACTGGCGTGATCAGCAACGGCACAACGATTGAACTTGGCACCGAGCGATCCGTTGCACTTCGCAACCCACTCATCGGCTCGACCGGCACGATCATCTCCGTTGAGCCAACCCTCAGCGCGACGGTCCCTGCCGTGAGCGTCGGCGAACTTCCACTCTGGCTCTCAATGACGCGCACCGATACGCCTTCAGGCACGGCTGCGCCATACGAGTGGGACTACGACTACTCGATGACGGCGGCGAACTCGCCGACCTCTTACACGTTGATCGCAACAGACGGCACGCAGGCATACGCGGCGAACTACTGCCTTGCAGAGTCCATCACAATCGCGGCTGACCGCAGCGGACTTACGAACCTGAGCGCGAACCTTTTCGCGCAGCAGATCGCCAAGAACAGCGCGACGCTTGCCGAAGGCACGCCAACCTCGCCGTTTATGGCGGGACGCCTCTGGAACGCCTTCCAGCACGGCTCAACCTTCCCAGGCACGGCTGACGGCACGGCATACCAGTACCTGCTTGACTTCTCGTTGGAGTTCAATGCAGGCATCACGCGCCAGTCCTACCTTGCAGGCACGACCGTATTCAGCACGCACAGCGAAAGCAACCCGTTCACTGGAACGTTGACGATGACGGTAAGCAGCACCTCGAGCGCAGTCTCTACGTGGTACGACGCTTATCAGGCAGCGACCCCGAAGGGCGTGCGACTGACGTGGAGCAACGGCACCTACTCGGCACACATCCTTGCGATGATCGTCCCAACGGAAGTTCAGCAGATGGCTGGCGCCGAAGATGGTCTGACCACGATGGCCGTGACTGGTACGCTGGTCTACGACACGGTGAGCGCGAAGAGCCTTCGCATCGTCGTGAATAGCGACTTAGCGGCGTTGCCGTAAGTTCAAGCTAGTAGCAGAGGAGGAGGCTAGATGAGCCAGAGCAAGCCACAGTTCCGCACCGTTGAGATCACCCTGTCCGCGCCGTTTGACGGCTGGACAGCCACGATGAAGGCAGAGGGCGTTCCTGCTCGGATTCTTATTGACCTGCAAAGTGGTGAGGCGGAGCGCGCGATGAAGGCGATTGAGCGCCTTATCACCAAGCACAACTTCCTCACCGACGACAACGAGCCGGCGAAGAGCATCATTGACTCGCCGATGGACGCACTGACGCAGACGATTGAGAAGTGGTCGGAGGCAGTCGCAGCACTCCCCCCTCGATAAGACTCGACGCCCAGCGGCTGGCGGCGGGTCGTTCGCTCACGCCGCACCCGCTAATCGCGGCACACCTCATTGCCGAGAAGTTCCACATCCCACCGCACGAAGTGCTGGAGTGGGAAAGCGGAGACTTCCTTCGTACACTGATGCTGATGTCCGACCTACAGCCAAAGGAGCGTCGTGGCCGCTAACTCGCTTGATCGACTGACGATCTCCTTTGACGTGGACTCGAACTACAAGGCATTGCAGCTCGGCTTCCTTGAAGGCGCAAACCCTAGCGCCTACAAGCGCCTCCTGAGCATTGCGACCCTGAACGCAGCTCGGACGATGGTAAAGCCGATGCGGGCAGAGGCTCCAGTCGGCAGGACCACCAAGACGCCAGGGCGCCTCCGCAAGTCGGTCACTGCACGCCGCGCACGGTTCAACACGCCTGCGGCAGTGGTCGGTCCGAGGGCTGGACGCAGCCGAGATGGTGGAAGTGGTGGAGCGTGGTATCGCTGGTTTGTGACCTCTGGGATCAGCGGCGTGCGCCAGACTAAGAACGGGCCGAAGGCAGTCAAGGCAGTTCCAGCCAACCCATTCGTCACCCGCGTCTCCAAGAACGAAGCGCACCAGAAGACTGCGATGGAGGCGATGGCGAAGACGGTAGAATCATTCTTCAACAACGGCGCATTTCGCGCCACGATCTTGAAGTTCAAGAGAAGGTGAGTAATGGCATTCGGGTCTGATCGTTCCGCGAACTTCGTCATCGCGGCGAAGGACGCCGCCACAGGACCGATTGGCGACATCGGCAAGGCAATGGGCCGACTCCAGTCCTCCGCTGGCGCTGCGTTCAAGGCGATTGCCGCTGGCGCAGCCGTGGCAGCTACTGCTCTTGCTGGCTTTGTGGTCGCAAGCGTCAAGGGTGCGATTGAGGATCAGCGTTCAACCATCCTCACCAACGCTGCACTCAAGGCGCGAGGCTTTGAGCTAGACAAGATTGGTCCAAAGATTGAGGAGCAGATCAAGGCGTTCCAGCGATTCGGCAAGACCGACGACGATGTTCGCGCTGGGCTAGAGGTCGGCTCACGATTCTTCAAGGGTCAGAACAACTTGTTGAAGGCGAACGCCACTGCCGCTGCGATCTCGTCCGTGACCGGCAAGGATATGGCGACCGTGATGGGGTTGATCGGCAAGGCTGCCAATGGAACAACTCGTGGACTTGCTGCGCTGATCGGACCGATTGAAAAGGGCGCCACCGTCACCGACATCCTGAAGCAAGCGAACGAGAAGTTCCTTCCTGTTGCGGAAGAACTTGCTGACAGTGTGGGCGGCAAGTTGCTGACTGCTCAGATCGAGTTTGGGGAGCAAATGGACGCGCTCGGCGGTCGATTTATTCCAGCCGTCACCGACGCCCTCGGATTTTTGACAACTAATGTCTTGCCGATCACCGAGGAGTTGATGACCACGCTTGGAGATGTCATCTTTGACGCTGGCGCCAAGCTCACTGAAAAAGGAGGTTTTGTTGACTCTGTGCTTGCCGTCGTCGGACCGATCGGAGAAAAGCTTAGCCCAAAGATTCAGGAACTTGCGGACAACGTTGGCAAACTACTCGGCAAAGTCGGCGACCTCGTGGTTGCACTTTGGGATGACGGAGATGGTCCGCTCGCAATTGCAGTCTCTGCGATTGGTGGGGCGTTTGAGCTTCTGCTTGGAATCATCAACGGCGTGATCGAGGTAATTACCTTCCTGATCAACTTGGCGACCGAGGCAATCAAGCTTCTTGACCGACTTGGCGGGAAATCAAGGGAGCAGGCTGCCTTCCCAACATTTACAGGAGGCGGTGGAGCCTACGGTGGTGGCGGAGGCGGCGGCGGCGGAATGTCGCCATATCCGACAGGACCTATCGGTGCGAATGTAGTCATCGGAACGCAGACGCTTGACACTATTGACCTTAGGCTCGGAGGACAGGCGAACTCCTCAACGGGTCGGTTCATCCCAGGGATTGACTAACCGTGGCAACGGCACCATTTCAGGCGTGGATTGACCTAACGCCGATCGCCTCGGCGGTTCGCACCTCTGGCACCGTCACGGTCACAACGGTTGCGCCGCACGGCATCACAACTGGCGCGTACATTCAAATGGCTGACGCAAGCGGCGTTGCAGGAACCTCGATGAATGGCGTGTTCCAGATCACGGCAACGTCAGGAAGCACCTTTACCTACACCTCATCAGGAACCGCTGGGACTGGGGTGACCGGCTCTGCCTGTATTAGTTATGACTTGCTGAATCCGTTGATCAACTACTCAGGCTCTGCCAAAGACAGCGCGCTCTATGTGCCAACCGAATCGCTTGTCTTTGCCGCCAGTGGCGACGGCTCTGGCGCAAGCAGCTCGATTCAGATTATGCAGGACGACGTTCCGAGCGACGGTCCGTGGTACACGCTCGTCCCAGATCAGACGCGCATCAGGATTGTCAAGGCGAACACTGGCACCACGCCAGAAGCCGACGGCAGCGACGTCTACTTCACGAGCGTGGTCTCTAGCGTCGCGGCGGGACTCAACGGATCAGGTCAGGGCGTGATCTCTACCGTGCAGATGCAAGACGTGACCAGCCTTCTTGAGAAGGTGTTCGTCTATTCGCTAGGGCAACAGCGGCGCCTGATCGCCATTGACGGCCTTGTGCGCTCAGGCGGCACTGTCACCGTCACGACAAACCTATCCCACGGTCTGACCGATGGCGGGACGGTGACGATCGGTACTGCCAACGGTGGCGGAATCGCAGAGTTCAACGGCACCGCAATCGTGGTCTCAAATGCCGTTGGGAACACCTTTACCTACTACCAGGGCGGAACAGCAACGCATCCGGACGCGGTTGGCAATGCCAACTTTGCGCCGACGAGCATCACGGTGTCAGGGTCATCGTTTACCTACCAGATGCCGTCTGGCAGCAACCTCCTTGTCGGTGGTCCAGTATTCATCAGCGGCATCACGCACACCAACGCAACAGTCCAAAGCCTCGTGAACGGCGCATTCGAGTCGCCATCAAGTGCGGGAGCCGATCAGCTTGTCGTCAATGTCGGAACGGCAATCCCCGCAGGTGGAACGTTCACGCTGACCGAAGCGAAGGTTCGCACCCAAGCCGTGATGACCCCTGCTGGCGCAATCGGCAACCAGACGCTGACGATCGGGGCGCGAAGCAAGACAGAGACGGAGGCTGTGACAACGATCCTCAATGCAGTGGACAAGTTCAAGAACGGAGACCCTGCGTTCCAGCGCCTGTTCAACACGCAGGGGACAGCGTTCATCGTTGGCGCTTCTGGAGAACTGAACAAGGATGAAATCTCTCTTGACGCTCAGTCCATTCGCGGCGTTTTGGATGAGATCTCAGGCTACTTCCAGGGTATTGACGGCAAGCCTCGCCGCTACTTTGTGGACCCCAATGGCAACCTGAACTACAGCCTTGCGGACGCTGGCAATGAGCCAACCTATGCGACCGCTCCGTACAAGTTGATCACGACTGGGACGGCCGACCCGAACACGACCTCAGCCGCAGCAACGCTCAACCCATTCAACCTTGAGATCGCTTTCAACAATCAAGGAACAAAGGCAGGCATCCCGCTTGCAAACGCTGGCACCGCCTACACGCCATACGCGCAGACATACGAAGACTACGGCTTTGCAAAGCGAAAGGGCGCGCCGCTGTTTGAGGAGGAGATCCCAGAGACGAGCGTGACGTCGGCGTACAAGACGAACTCCTACAACGCGGGATTGTCATTCTTCTTGCAGCCGCACCAGCCGCTCTTGACTGGCGTCGCCGTGATTCGTGGAGCAGGGACTGCGGCGCACAATCAGTACGGATTCAGCGCAGGCTACGCGCAAACGGGCGCATCTACATTTGCGCTCGTCAAGCGATGGGAGCCTGGTCAATGGGTGGATGTTGCGTGTGCTGAACTTGGTCTGAGCGGCTTGTATCGGATTGAGCAGGTAGACTGGACGCTAGAGCGCGGGTCATTCACGCAGATCATCACAATCACATTCAGCTTCAAGCCGCAATCAAGTTTGAGTAGCCAGCTAGCGCGGGTGAGATAAATGACACGATCCCAAGTAGACGCAATCATTGACCGGCTGGACGCGCAGTCCGCAAAGATTGACGACCTCAAGGCGGAGATTGACCAGATGAAGGGCGGCCTCGCCGTCCTGAAGGGGCTTGGCGCCTTGCTTGGCGTAGGAGGAATCGGCACGCTTCTGGCGTGGTTGCAATCTCAATCAGGCAAGTGAGGTTGCGCGCACTCCTGCTCGCTTTGGCAATCGTCTTGCCATTCGTTCAGCCTGTCTACGCGCTTGACGATCTTGACGAGTGGGAGTTCAGCACCGACTCCAACGGCACCGTTGTCGTCAACGAGGATGGCTCCGTCACGATCGGCGGCGCGAACAATCCGCTCCCTGAGCAGCCACGCTGGAACGCGCTAACCAGCCTGACCACAACCGCACTAGAAGCTGAGACGGCGCAGTACCTCTGGTCATACCTGACGACCGACGGCGCCTTCTACGACAAGCCGCAGTATCTCGTGGGCGGCGAGTGGCTCACGCTTGCAGAGGGCAACACGCAATCAGCCACCGGCTACATCGAGGTGGTGCTGGCCGCAGGTGACCTGTTCGGCTTCCGCGTGCTGTCCACCGACTCGTGCTGCGGCATCGGCTTCCTCACAATCGCCGTAGGCAGCCCTACGCCGTCTCCAGAGCCGACTCCTGAGCCGACCCCTACCCAGACACCAGAACCACCTTCACCCAGCCCTAGCGTGGCTCCTACCCCTACGCCAGAGCCTTCTGTAGAGCCTACGCCGACGCCTCAGCCTACGCCTGAACCAACACCCGAGCCAACACCCGAATCAACGCCAGAACCAACACCCGAACCAACCCCATCACCAACGGAGGAGCCAAGTCCCGAGGTGACAAATGAACCAACCCCAGAACCAACGCCAGAGCCAACGCCTGCACCAACAGAAGTTCCGCCATCTCCTTCCGTATCTCCTGATCCCACTCTTGTACCTACTCCTGAACCCGAACCCGCTCTGCCAGTTGTAGGGGCTGCGGTCGAGGCGGTTGCCGAAGCGGTGACCGAGGTGTTCACCAACATTGCGGCCATCACCGAGATCGGCAAAGACCTTGACCCGATTGAGAAGGAAGAAGCGCAGCCGGTTGCCGTCGCAATCATTGCCAGCCAAGTTGCAAGTGTGGCTGCCGCAGCGTCAAATGCAGCACGAGCGGCTGCTAACATTGGCGGCGGCGGACCAGCGGGAGGCAATGGAAATACGCCAAGCCGAAAGGGTGGTCGCCGTGCTTAGGAACATCATCAACGATTTAGTCGGAGGCTCGTGGACGATCCTCGGTCTGCTCTTCGCGGTGGTCGTACTACCAGAAGGTCAGACGCAAAGCACAATGGCAACGCTGTTCATCCTGATGACAATCGTCTGGATCGCAACAGGATACTTGAGGTGGAAAGAATGACAACCGAAGATCACCGCAGGGAACTGAAGGAGCAGGGCTGGACGCGCATTGACACCGCGCCAGGCGAGTGGGTTGCACTCGTGCCAAGCGAAGACGCGAGCGCCTTCGGCGGCACGCTCTGGAAGCGTGGCGACAACGGCAACGACTACAGCGAGGGCTGCACCGCTGGTCATCCGATCAGCGCGGCACTCGACTACCAGAAGGCTGGTCTTGCACTCGCCGCGCACATCAAGGAAGACATCGGCGAATGAAGTACCGCATCAAGTCGCAGCTCTACTCTGACGCCGAGGCGCAGAAGAAGGTCGGCGCAATCCTTGACGACTGCGGGCCATCCAGCGCGGCTGCGGCTGCGGCCTTCGTGAACGGCTACGCGCCTGACTTCAGCGCAGCCGACGGCGTAGCGGCAAAGGAGCGCGCCACCGGCTTCAAGGAGAAGCAGGGGGTCAGCGACAACGGCTCAAGCCTGAGCGAGATGATGAAGACCGTCCGCGAACTGGGCTGCAAGGCAAAGCCTGCCGACACCTTCGCCGAGGCAATCGCAGCTGCGAAGGCTGGCGCCGCACTCATCGTCTGGGTGCAGGCACCGATCGGCTACCCAAAGCAGGCGCTGTCCAAGTGGCACCGCAACTGGGCGTCGTACTGGCAGAAGAAGGACCCCAAGGTGATCGCCGCAGGGTACGGACACCTCACCAGCGCGGGCTATGATTCAGAGGCGCAGACGCTGGTCTTCGCCGACCCTACGTTTGATGAGCGTGTACCGAAGGAACAGTACGCCGTGCCAGTCACGGAGGCTGAACTCAAGGCAATCGCTTCAGGCAAGCCAGGCTCGCCTGCAAGCCACATTGTCATCGTGACGAAGAAGTGAAAGGAAAGACAATGAACAAGGTTCAGAAGATTCTTGACGCAAGCAAACTTGACGAGATGGTGCTTGACGCAGTTCGCACCTTCCTGACGGTCTCAATCTCAGTCGCACTCGGACTCGGCATCCCGCTGCTCGACATCACTGGCGGCGACTTCCGAACCGTCCTGTCGGCTGGTCTGGCGTCAGGCTTGGCCGTACTGGTCAAGGCGCTCGACCCAAGCCAGAGCGACTACGGCATCGGCGGCAAGAAGTAGGTCTTGACACAAGCCTGAGGAGGCTTCACTCTCGGTTCATCGGCGTGTAGTCGCGCCGAAGTAGGAGGTCGCAATGGAGGAGTTAGACGAGTTCCTGACGCTGCAGGGTGCCTACAAAGGGCCACTCTGCGGCTATCAGTTGCTTGAGATAAGCGACGCTGACCGGCAATCGCTGGACAAGGCGCTCGCAGCCGCGAAGATCACGGCAAAGGCAATCCAGAAGTGGTGCGAGATTCGCAACCAGCACTGGGCGCAGCAGAACATCCAGCGACACAGGAGAGGGGACTGCAAATGCCAGAAGACCTGATCGAGTTTCAGCGTGAGGACGAACTCAACGAACTGAAGTCGGCGCACGTTCGCGCGTTGCGTGCGCTCGCAAAGCGTGAGCAGGCAACTGGGGAACTGGTGGAAGCCGTCTTTCAGGCGGCAAAAGATGCGGCTCTTGGAATGAACATTCCAAAGGTTGCAGCTCCAAAGCCAGACAAGCGCAAGGGCGAACCTGAACACGCCATTCTGCTGGCGAGCGATTGGCAGTGGGGGAAAATCACACCGACCTACAACAGCGAGATCGCAGCGGTGCGAGTCAAGGAACTTGGCGAGAAGGTCAAGCGACTTGTAGACATTCAGCGCACAGCACATCCAGTGCGTGAACTGCACATCTATCTGCTCGGAGACCTTGTGGAAGGTGAGGACATTTTCCCTGGACAGGCGCACCTGATTGACTCAGGTCTTTACTCGCAAATGTTTGGCGCGGCAGAGGCGCTTGCTCGATTAGTGCGCGAGATGCTTGCGCACTTTGAGAAGGTAAAGGTAGTCGGCATAATCGGCAACCACGGCAGACTTGGACGCAAGGGAACGTTCAGACCAGAAAGCAACGCTGACGCGATGATGTATCGCATCGCGCGGATGGCGGTCGGGGAAGAGAAGCGACTGGACTGGCCAGAGACCTTCACGCAAGGTGAGCGCCACTGGTACGCCGTAGACAATGTGCTGGGCAAGCGGTGGTTCCTATTCCACGGCGATCAGGTAGGCGGCGGCTTTGCCGGCTTCCCCTGGTACGGCTTCGGCAAGAAGTTGAGCGGATGGCGAGCAAGCGTTGCTGAGTTTGACTACTCAGTCGGCGCGCACTTCCACACGCCGACTCGGATGTATCTCAACGGCTTGACGCATTGGAACGGTGGCAGCATTGAGTCCACCAACACCTTTGCCCAAGAGCAGTTGGCTGCCGCAGGAGAACCGTGTCAGTGGCTGCTCTTTCAGAATGAAAAGGGCGTCACAGCGGAGTACCTCGTCAGGCTCAGCTAGTGCCGTTCCTTGCAGGGCCTCCGGCACCGAGGCCGCAGGACATAGGAGCCTGCACGCCGTGCGGGGAGACTCGCAGGGTGTGGAGGTTTGCCGAACAGGAAGTCAGCCTCACGGTCGGCTATTCTGCAGTCCTGTCCTACGCTATCTGCCGAGCGTGCCTAGAGGTGGTTCTAGAGCTGCTCGATGAGGACGATGACGCCGCTGGCTATGCCAGCGACCTCCCAGACTGACCTCCTCCAGTCTGGGAGGCTACCCCTTGACAAGCCGTGACATCACGCTCTAGGATCGTGACAGCAGGGAGGAACCAGCCAGAAGGCTGATCCTGCTGAGGAGGTCTAGATGAACAAGAACTTCGGCTGGGTCAGCCGCAGCGAGCGCAAGGGTCACGCCACATTCGTGATCGGCGACCCTAACTCGACCGAACTCCCTTCGCTCATCTTTGAGCTGGGCGTTCGTCCGAAGCGCGATGAGAAGCCAGTTGCAGAACACGCGCCAATCGCGTGGAGCGAGATCGCTCGCATCTCTGCCGGCGAAGTCACCCTTGAGCAGTTGAAGGAGGCAGCAAAGTGAAGACACTCATCTTGGATTCTTTGGCAGTCGTATCGTTCATCGCAGCAATGGTGCTGCTCTTGGCGCTGGGGTCAATGCGATGAAGTTGGACAGAAGGACGCAGCCACTGGTCTACAAACGAGTGGCAATCCGCACGACGCTGCTGGATGAGCAAAAGCGCAGCGATCAGCAACTTGACATTGCCATTGGCATCCTCGGAGCGACGCTTCTGGTGATCGTCTTCGTGGTACTTGGCTAATGCCAGTTTACGAGTACCGCTGCGGCGACTGCGGACATCGCGAGGAACACACGCACTCAATCACGAACGTCTACAACCCGCGCTGCGAGAAATGCGGCCGCTGGATGCGGATGGTCTATTCACCGGCGGCGGTGGTTTACAAGGGCGAAGGGTTCGCCAAGAAAGACAGAAAGAAGAAGGAGGGCAAGTGAGCAAGCAATACGAGTTCGTCAAGGCAGAGCAGCGCAGTCCTGAGTGGTTCGCACTTCGGGCTGACGGCATCACGGCGACCGACGTCTCGGTCATCGCGGGGCTGAACCCCTATAAAACTCCCTTCCAGCTCTGGGCGGAGAAGCTAGGGAAGTATCAGCCAGACCCAGTGGGACCAGCCGCCGTTCGCGGCATCCTGCTGGAGAACACGGTCGCAGAGTTCTACGAGATGGAGACTGGCCGCGAGTTGCGCCGCAGCAACGGCATTGTCCGACTCAAGGAACTGCCGTGGGTGATGGCGTCACTCGACCGCACCATCGTCGGCGAGGAGGGCTTGGTGGAAATAAAGACCAGTACCTCACCGCGCTGGAGTCTGCACCCAGTCCCGCCAGAGGTGGTGGCGCAGGTGCAGTGGCAAATGTTTGTCACCGGCGCACCGTGGTGCGACGTAGCAGTCCTGCTCGGCGGGTTGGTCTTCCGCATCGAGCGGGTGGCTGCGAGCATTGACTACCAGACGGAGTTGTACCGCAAGGCAGTGGAGTTTAGGAACGCGCTCGCAACGCAGACGCCGCCAGCCTTGCAGGGTCAGGACTCTGACGCGCTGGCGCAGGTCGTGCCGCAGGCGAGCGAAGAGTACGCAAACGCAACGGACGGCATTGACCGCGTGGCGGCGCTGTATTCGGAAAAGCAGTACGAATCTAAGTTGCTTGACGAAGAGCTGCAGAACCTCGCCATCTCGCTGAAGGAAGCGATCGGCGAAAAGGCAGGGATCGTCGGCAACGGATGGCAGGCAACGTGGAAGGCGAACAAGGCGTCGGTCAAGACCGACTGGAAGGAGGTCGCAACGAAAGTGGACCCGAAGATCATTGAAGCCGCGACGCGGGAAGTTCCAGGCGCGCGAGTCTTCCGATTCAAGAACGAGGAGGGACTATGAGCAAGGACATCGCAGCAGCACTCTTGGCACCATTTGAGGAGAAGGACCTGAAGCATCGCCCAGGTCGATCAGGAATGACGTTCACCTATGCCGACGTGCGAGCGATTGACGGTCGCTTGGATGAGGTCTTTGGCACGATGGGCTGGTCATTCTCGTGGGAACTGGTTGACGCCGCTAACGCAGTGGTGCGTGGTCGCCTCATTGTTCATCACGAGGGCCAGAGCAAGACAATCGAGGAGGCGGGCTATCCGAACGCCGCAGGGCGCGACGAAGAGCCAATCAAGTCCAGCGTGACAGATAGTCGCCGCAGGGCTGCGGCCGCACTAGGGATCGGTCGAGGCCTCTATTCACCTGAGAAGGGTGTCCCGGTGCCACTTGCGAGGGTTCCGCGCCTCTCCGTGGCTCCTACGCCCCTCTCCGTTGATTCTACGAGTGGGTCTGACCCAGCGCTGGATGACGCCATCCTCGCTGCTAAGGCTGCAATGCTCTTCGCGCAGAACGTCGGTGATGAAACCTGCAGCCACGGCGAACTCTGGGTGTGGAAGGAAGGTGTCGCAAGGGCCACTGGCAAGCCTTACGCATTCTGGGCGGCGAGCCACAAGACGCCAGACGGCGCCTACTGCAAGGACAAGCCGAGCCAGAAGTTCGTCGCGTCGCAGTCGGCTGCACCGGCGAAGCCGAAGCTCGTGCCAGAAGACACTCAGAACCTAGAGGACTTGCCGTTCTAAGCAAGAGAAAGTCGGAGGAGGACTGAAATGGCACTTTGGATCAAGTGGTCAGCACAAGCACACAAGGACGCAATCATCAGCAGCCTCAGCGACATTGAGTTTCGTGCGTTCGTCACGATCCTTGAAGTGGCGAAGGAGATGCGGAAGGGCGGCGAGTTCCGTGACCGTCGGCACCTCGCCACGGTCATCGGGCCGCGCCTCTCAAGGTGCGTACCCCGACTGGTCGCCGAGGGCTTGCTGGAGGCATCTGGAGATGGTCTCGTCAAGGTCTCGAACTGGTCTCGATGGCAAGTCGACGCCACGTCGACCATTCGGCAACAGCGCGCTCGTGCGGGAAAAGAGCCTGTGTCACGGTTTAGTCACGCTATAGAACTAGAGAAGAACCAGAACAGAACTAGAGAAGAGAAGACTCTTACTAACGGCGTGATGAGTATTGGCGAGATTATTGCGAAGGGAGGACGACGATGATCAGGCTCAGAATGGAGCAGGAGATAGCAGTCGGACTTGCGATTCTGGCAGGAGCTAGGACAAGTAGGGGAAATGCATTTAGAAATAGCCAGCAAGACCGAGGCTCTGATCAGAACATCGTGAACGACCTAGCAGGGGTTATTGGCGAGTGGGCAGCGATTCACACGGCTGAGGTTGCAGGATTGCGACCAAAGCACCGCTTCTTTGACACGAGCGGTCCAGTCAAGGAGGCAGACCTATTCATTGACGATAAGGGCTTAGACGCTAAGGCTGTTGCTCTTGATCCCAGCCGCAAGTGCCTGATCGTTGACGCAAGGGCTGCAGCAGCGGCAGCCGACAAAGGCATTACGGCGATTGTGCCGGTGCTAATGCAGCAAGGCTCTGCAATGGTCGCTGTTGGACGGCGAATCCCGATGGCTACGGTGTTGGAGTGGGAATCACGGCAGTTCCGACCCAACACGCCAGCGGCATTCTTTATCGAGTTGAAGCACCTTGCGCTTGCCAACTTCGGGCCAAGTATTGGAGAGATCGTCCGCGAGTTTGAGTTGCAGCCAATGGACTGGGGTCAGATCAAGTCCATTGCTCTGAACGTTGGGTCAACATACTCAGACGCTGACATTCAGAAGATTGTTGGATCGTGGTCTCGTATTGAGAACGGGCTTCGGGAACTGGCGATCAGTTCAGTAGTGCCGGTATGAGGTCGCTGGCGATTCTTGGGCCGCAAGGGAGCGGCAAATCCACCATTGCATCGCTCTTCGTGGAGCATCGTGAGTACCGTCGGCACGGCATCGCGGATGCCATCAAGCACATCGCGGCGATGGCGTACAACGACCTCGGCAAGAGCGAGGTCTTGACCGTGAGCCGAAACTTCGGCAACAACACCCTGACCGGCAGAGAACTGCTGCAGGAGATCGGTGCGGCGATGCGCAGCGTGGACACGCACTTCTGGCTCAGGGTCTGGCGCAAGGACTACTTTGAGCTGAAGCGGATCGGCTTTGGCGTGGTCGTGGATGACGTGCGGCTGGATGCCGAGGTGCAGTACCTGCGAGCCATTGACCCAGACATCTTCATCGTTCGCCTGACAGCCTCAGAGGAGGTTAGGCGCGAGAGGGTAGGCGGCAACCTGTACGGAGCCGCCGACATCACGGAAAGGGGCTGGACAGACAGCAGGTCAGACCTTACGGTGGACACGACAAGCCTGTCGCCTGAGGACGCCTACCGCGTCATCACCGACAAGATGGAGGGCGAATGAGAGAGCTAGAGATTCTCGCAGCGCAGGTCGGCTACAGGGTTCAGGACTGCGTGCAGATCGAGGGCGTGTGGACAGTGATCCTTGATGACGAGGACGGCGAGATCACGGCAACTGGCGAGACGCCTCAAGAGGCCATTGAGAAGATGGTCGCTCGTCTGGTCTCAACGCTGAACGGCATCGGTCACTGACGTGTGGGATAGCGTTGGTCTCGTGATCGCAGGGCTGCAACTCTTCTTCGCGCTGATCGTTGGGCTGACGCTGCCGGTGGCGTCTAAGCGTGGCGGTGCGGCAGCGGGTACCATCTTCCTGATCTTGGCGTTCGCCACGGTCATTTGGATCGTAAGGAGCGTGCTATGGCAGCAGTAAAGGCGCAGCGAGGCGGACCTCGCAAGGAGCCTGTGTTCGCAGCGACGAGCTGCGGCGCTTGCAGCGGCGACCTGAACACGCTGAAGGAGTCGTGGCGCGTCAAGGTGATCACCTTCGTTGCCAACAAGCGGCATACCCGCTTCGCCTGGTACCACAGGAGCTGCGTGAAGTGAGCCGCATCGAGCGGAAGGCTCCGTTCCTTGACGATCAAGTCATCGCCGTCCAGGAGGGTCCCGATGCGTGGTGCTACGAGCCAGGAGTCTCTGGCCGCGTCTGGTGCATCCTGAGCCAACGCTACCCCGACGCCATTGCGCCAGATGGCTGGTTCTTTCTGTATGAAGGGATCGGCAACCGCAAGACAAATGCTGACCTGATCAAGCACGGCGTGATGATTGTTCAGCCGAGCCGTTTCACCTTGAGCGACGGCGGCACTGCGCTGCTGGCGAGGCTCGTCTGATGGGCTACTTCAAGGACGAAGCCACCAAGAAGATGATTGACCCTGCCAAGAGCCGCAAGGGAAAGAACAGCCGCGCTCGTGGCAATGCCTTTGAGCGCGAGGTTGCCAAGCGCCTGCTCGGTCAGCGCGTCGGGCAGTTCGGCGGCAAGCAGGACGTGGCGAACGACTGGCTCGCCGTGCAGTGCAAGGTGGGCGGCAGTTTCAGCGAACGCCAGTGGGACTGGTTGCAGACCGTGCCGGTCAAGAGCGACCAGTTGCGTGGCTTGGTGATTGGTGACAGTCCTGGCGTTGGCGGCGGCCGTCGTCGCGCCGTGATCATCCTTGACCTTGACGACTTCTGCGATTGGTTTGTAGCAGCGGAGCCGCCTGAGTGATTGCACTCTTGATGGCGGTTATCTTGACCGTTCATCCAAGTGTGCCAGTGCGGACGCCTCACGGCATCCCAGTGCGCGGCGTCGCATCGTGGTACGACGCGACCTATCACCGCAAGGGCGAACAGTCCACCTTCTACACGCGCGCAGGCTGGGAGTTTTATGCGGCCGTTGGATCGTTCAGGTGGGGCGACGATCCGTACCAGATCAAGGTCTGTCGCGCAGACCAGCCAGAACGTTGTGTGTATGCGCTTGTGATTGACCATTGTGCGCGCTGCAAGCAAGACCTGAAACGCAAGTGGACGAAGCGCAGCCGCAGCGTTGACTTGTCGCCGAAGGCCTTCGCCGCACTGCGCGACTTGCATCTTGGGGTCGTGCGCGTCATAATCACGGAATGGGATGACACTCGTCCCTGAGCAGAGGGAGGGCAAGTGTTCACTGTTCGCAGCATTCGTGGCGATTGGATGAGGATCGTCGCCAAGCACGCCTTCCCGCATAAGTCCACGCGGGGCCGCATCGAGGCACTCGCCGAGGCACTGAAGATCAGCCGGCGCAGCGCCTACGCCTACGTCGCTGAAGAGCGCCGCGTCCCAGAAGACGTTGAGCAGCGGTTCATCAACCTGTTCGGTGAGGTCGCAGAGGACGGCTGGCGCACCGTGGACCTGTATCGCATCCGCACCGTGCAAGAGACCAAGAAGGCGCCGCGACCAGCGATCAGCCGCGAGAAGACAGTCGAGGGAAGGCTGACGTGGATTGACCAAGCGATGCGCAGCAGCAGCATCCTGAGCCAAGACCTGCTTGGACACGTTCTTGGCTGGGAGCGCAACAACATCACCTACGGGCAGATCGCAATGGTGGAGGACGGACTGGACGAGCAGGAGGCACGCGCCAAGCACCCGAACAACTTTGACGTCAAGGCAATGGCTGATGACGTCGTGGCGGTCTGCAAGGCGTGCGGCTTGATCGGCGCCATTGACGCGCAGATCAAAGAGGTGAACGGAATGGTCTTCCGCGTGACGTGCCGCACCAACTCCTACAAGATCAGCGAATGAGCCTCGCCGAGTTTGAGCGCGAGTTCAGGGGCAAGGTGGGCGAGGATCGCCGCTGGCCAGCGTTCAAGGTGATCGCCTACTACCTGCTCGCCAAGCAGGGTCCAGTTCACATTGCAGAGACTGGCTGCGCTCGGCAGGCGGATAACTGGAACGGGGATGGGCAAAGTACGCAGGTCTGGAACTGGATCATCGAGCGCACTGGCGGGAGCGCCATCGCCTTTGACATTGACCCAGGCGCCGTGGCATACGCCAAGACGGTGGCGCCGCTCGTGGACGTGCAGTGCATTGACTCCGTTCAGGGGCTGCGGATGATTCCGCACCCTGAGAAGCTGGACTTCCTGTATCTGGATTCCTACGACGTGACCCCAGGCATTGAGTCGCCAACCCATCACCTCGCCGAGCTGACGAGCATCTACCCTCGGCTGCCGTCTGGGTGCCTCATTGCTGTGGATGACTGCAAGATCAACGGCAATGGCAAAGACCGCTTCGTCAAGTCGTGGCTGAGCAGTCTCGGCGTTGAGCCGATTCAGGACTCCTACGTGACCGTGTGGCGCAAGCCGTAAGATAGGCGGACGCCGCGCTTGCGCGGCTCAAGCCTGCCGGTGGAGTCCTCCCATCGGCAGGCGACCAAGTTGAGGACTGGAGGACACGTGGCAGCCAAGCAACCGACGCCTGACAAATACGACGCGCTGGATGCGTATGTCGCCGAGCTGCAGGTTGCAATGAACGTCACCTACTGGAAGATCACCGTGGCTCGTGATGCCTCAGACGTTGAGGCGTGGGCCGACATCAACCCGCACGCACAGGCAGAGACTGCCGAACTGCGCGTGAGCCACGACTTCTGGAAGCAGACGCCAGAACTCCAGCGCGAGGTGCTGACGCACGAGATGCTGCACGTCGTGACAGCGAGACTCGATCAGACCGTTGAGGCAATGGAGGAAGCGTTCGGCAAGATTGCGTGGGCTATCTATGACCCGCTCTACGAAGATGCAACCGAGCGCGTGGTGGATCACTTGGCGAAGGTCATCGCGCCTGGGCTGCCACTCCCTGAGTTCCCGAAGGCGTGACCTTCCAGCGACCCTGCCTTGACTGCGGCGTGCTGACGATGGTCGGCAACCGATGCCAGACGCATCGAGCGGCGGCGCAGAGCCGGTGGAAGGAAGGCAGACCCAACCCATACCTTGACCCTGCGTGGAAGAAGCTGAGCAGCCAGATCCGCAGCAAGCGTCCGTGGTGCGAGGTCTGCGGCAAGACTAGCGACCTGACCGTGGACCACCTTGATCCGATCAGCAAGGGCGGTCCGCTACTAGCGCCAGAGCATCGCCTTCGGGTAGTATGCAGAACGTGCCACGGTCGCTTGACCAAGCACAAGTAGGAGCAGAGGAGAGGACAATGAGCCGCATCGGTTGGTACTCAAACGCCTGCCACATCCCTTCAGGCTATGGGATGCAGACCGCGCAGGTCGTTCACCAGATGGTGAGAGACGGACACGAGGTTGCGATCACCGCGAACCACGGCGCTGCCGTGATGATGAACTGCTCACACGGTCATCCAATCCTCCCTGAAGGGCTGATCCGCTACTCGCTTGACGCAGCGCCTGAGAACATCAAGGCGTGGGTCGGAGACCAGCCAGGCTTCGGCGTCATCCTCTTTGACCTCTGGCCGCTGAATGGCGTTGAGGCGTTCAAGGAACTGAACCTAGCCTGCTGGACACCCATTGACCACGACCCAGTGCCACCAGGTGTTGCTCAGTTCGCGATACAAGGTAAGCATCACGTCATCGCAATGAGCCGCTTCGGTGAGGACAGACTCCTGAAGGCTGGCATCCCAAGAGAGGAACTCACCTACATCCCGCACGCCATTGACCGCGCTGTCTTCTACGACCGAGGCAAGAGCGTGCGACAGGCAATGGGCATTCCAGAGGACGCCTTCCTCGTCGTGACGAACGCAGCCAACCGTGGCCGCATCCCAGTGCGCAAGGCGTTCGGCGAGATGGCTGACGCAATGGCGACGTTTATGAAAGACCGACCTGACGTCTACTGGATGCTGCACACAGAGCCAAACGGACACAGTGAAGGCGTGAACATTCCGCGTTTGGTCGCATCGCTTGGCATTGACCAGCAGCGAGTGCGCTATCCACACCCAGTCCACTTCCGCAACGGCATCCCGCAAGACGCGATCGCCTCGCTCTATTCAGCTGCTGACGTGCAGCTCCTCACCTCGATGGGCGAAGGCTTCGGCATCCCTGCCGTGGAGAGCCAAGCGTGCGGCACTCCAGTCATCGTGTCTGACTTCAGCGCGCAGCCTGAGTTGATCGGGCCGCACAGCAAGGCAGTGCCGGTGCAGCGCGTGTGGGACGAGTTCCAAGTTTCTTTCTTTGCGATCCCGAACGTGCCTGCCATTGTCACTGCGCTGCAAGAAGTTTATGAAGAGACGAAGGGGGGGCGGGTAGACAGGGGGGCGGTATCCGCTGCGATGGAACGCTACGACCAGGTGAAGGTCTATGAGCAGGACTGGAAGCCGCTGATCGAGTTGATGACAGCGCGCAAGAAGCCCAGCGCAGCACCGATGCCGGCACCGACCTTGAACCGCGCGCAACGCCGCGCATCTAAGACAAAGTAGAACGTCTGTCCTAATACGGGGGGCGTTCGTTATTCTATTCACACGAGGCGGTCGGGTATCCAGCACCGAGTGCTGCGCAGGCGCAGGCAGGTTAGGCTAGGGGGGCTTATGTCAGGACCAGCACGCATTCCAAACGAAATCAAAGCCAAGCGCGGCACGTTGAAGCCGAGTCGGGCCGTAGTTGTGCAGCTCGCAAACAGCCTGCCTCGTGCGTCCGAACTGGGCGTGCCGGACGGTTTGGGACCGATCGCAACCGAGGCTTGGCACCGCATCGTGGAATACGCAGGCTCCTGGATCGCCGTCTCTGACCGAGACGCGCTGACGATGCTGGTCAAGGACATTGAGTTCCTTGCAGGTCTGGAGGCTCGGCTCTCAACCGATGGTCCAGTCCTCTATACGGACAAGGGCTATGCTTACGCTCACCCAGCGGCGGGGATGAGGACAAGCGCAGAGGAGAGTATTCGCAAGTGGATGAATCACCTCGGACTGACTCCAGCCGACCGAGCCAAGCTAGGGATCGCAATGGTGGAGAGTCAAAGCAAGATCGAGAAGTACCGCGACCGGATGCAACAGAAGGGTGGCCACCGCGCTGGCTGACCCCTGTCGCTTCGGCTGACCTCAGCCGCAGCTTGGGCGACATCGTTGCCGACTTTGCCGAGGACCTCGTACCCATCGCCAAAGACTCCATCGCTGGCGCCTCCGGCGAGCCGCTCCAGTTCAGGGTCTGGCAGAGACGCCTCCTTCGCAGGATGCTGGCACGCAAGGAAGACCAGACCTTCACGCACCGCTTCTTCCTGACTGGCATCGCGCGCAAGAACGGCAAGACCGCGCTCGCCTCTACCCTGCCGCTCTTCTTCGGACTCTATGGCGACCGAGGCGGCGAGATCTATTCGGCAGCCGCTGATCGCGATCAGGCGAAGCTCGTGATGAGCCACGCCAGACGAGCCGTTGAGATGAGTCCAGAACTGGGCGCGCAGATCAAGGTCTACCGAGATGCGATGGAGTTCAAGGGAACTGGCACCGTCTACAAGGCGTTGAGTTCGGAGGCTTTTACGAAGGAGGGCTTGAGCGCCTCGCTGGTCATCGCTGACGAGTTGGCTGCGTGGCCGAGCCGTGAACTCTTTGACGTGCTTTCGCTCTCTATGGGCGCACGCCGCTCGCCGCTCTTCGTGGCGATCACGACCGCAGGACCGCGCACTGACTCCACTGGCTCGGACTCCATCGCCTACACGCTCTACCAGTTGGCGCGGCGGCGCATTTCTGGAGAGAACGACGATCCAACGCTTGGGATGGCCTGGTGGGAAGCCGCTGATGACGCCTACCTCGACGAGACGAAGTGGAGCGAAGCCAACCCTGGGCTGCTCAGCGAGCCTGCGATCCTGTCGCTTGACGACCTACTCTCAGCCAAGAAGCGCACGCCAGAGGCAGAGTTCAGGACGAAGAGGCTCAACCAATGGGTGAGCAGTGCGACGGCATTCTTGCCGACTGGCACTTGGGACGCCTGCAAGGATGACCAGATCGCGCTGAACAAGGAGGACGAGATTGTCCTCGGCTTTGACGGCTCGTTCAGCAACGACTCCACTGCCATCGTCGCGTGCCGCGTGGCAGACAAGGCGTTCTTTGTCCTCGGACACTGGGAGCGGCCGCTAGACGCCGAACTCGCCTGGCGTGTGCCGGTGGAGGAGGTGGAAGCCAAGATGCTTGACATCTGCAAGATGCACAACGTCCGAGAGATTGTCTGCGACCCCTTCAGGTGGCAGCGCTCGATGGAGGCGTGGCAGCAGATGGGCTTGCCTGTGGTCGAGTTCCCTCAGACGCCTTCGCGGATGGTGCCAGCCACAGCTGCGTTCTACGATGCCGTCGTCAACGGCAGAGTGAAGCACGACGGCAATCCCTCGCTGGCTCGCCACGCTGCAAATGCCACGCCGTATTATTCCCGCAATGGGCTTATGATTCGGAAAGAGAGCAAAACGTCATTGAAGCGCATAGACCTCCTAGTGGCTAGCCTTATGGCACACAGCAGAGCGGGTACACTAGGCAACGCACCAGCGCCGAAGCCGAAGGCTGAGGTCAAGTGGATTGAGTTGTAGGGAGACGAATGGGAATCCTTGATCGCGTCCTCGGACGCCAACAGCCACAAGAGGAACGATTCATCGGCGGCCAGTGGGTCACTCAGGAGGCACAGAGCGGCGCAGCCGGCGTGCTGGTGAACCAAGAGAATGCCACGAGCATTGGCGCGGTCTACGCCGCAGTCAAGCTCTACGCCGACACGATCGCTGGACTTCCGTGGGACACCTACATCCGCATTGACGGAACGCGCCGACCTTACCGTCCGCGTCCGCGATGGATGGACTTCCCGATTCCGAACAATCCGAACTTCACATCCTTTGAGTTCAAGCATCGCGTGACAACCTCACTTCTGCTAGACGGAAACGCGTTCGTATTGCTGCTTAGGGACTCATCCGACAATGTGATTGAGACCCGCGTCCTTGATCCGCAGAAGGTGGAGATCAGGAGCGGCGAGTTCGGCGAGCCTGTTTACTACATCGAGACAACCGAAGGCGCGATCACGCTGACGACCGCAGAGATCATTCACATCCCGCTCTTCGCCACTGGCGAGAACCATCGTGGACTGTCACCGATCGAGCATCACAAGGTGACGCTCGGACTTGCAAGCGCGACGCAAATCTTCAGCGCGAAGTTCTACGAGAACAACGCAAGCGTCGGCGGTCTGATCAAGGTTCCAGGCGAACTGACGCAGGATCAGGCAGAGGCACTTCGCACTGGCTTCGGTCGCCGACACGGTGGTGTGGACAAGGCGTGGCGAGTGGCCGTGCTAACTGGCGGCGCAGACTATCTACAGCTCGGCGCAAAGATCAGCGACTTGCAGCTCGTGGAGACGATGCACTACGGCGTGGAAGCGATCGCTCGCATCTACGGAGTGCCGCTTCATATGCTGCAGTACCCAGGCGGCAACACCTCCTATGCGTCGGTCGAGTTGATCGGCATTGAGTGGCTGCGACTCGGACTCGGACCAATGATCGCGCGCCTTGAGGCGTCGTTCCAGCGCATCGTGCCAGGAGCCGAGCAGACCTTCTTGAAGTTCACGCTTGACGGCTTGCTGCGCGCCACGACGCAGGAGCGCTACAACTCCTACGCGACCGCGCTGAACAATGGGTTCCTGTCGGTCAACGAAGTGCGGTCCCTTGAAGACCGCTCGCCAGTGGATGGTGGGACAGAGTTTTGGAAGCCGCTGAACATCGGCACACTTGGCGACACGGAGCCGACAGAGTAATGCCGTACTTCGTCACTGACCAGTCGGCAGACTGCAACGGCTGGGCGACCGTCAAGGAAGACGGCGAGGTCATCGGCTGTCACGACAGCAAAGAAGATGCGCTCGCGCAGATGGTTGCCGTCTCACTCGGCGAAGGCATTGAGCCGGGCGGCGAGTATTCAGCCGCGCGCGTCCTGCCAGATAACTACCGACCTGCACTCTCGCCTGACGTGCCAGAAGGCCGCGCCTGCGGCAACTGCGTCTTCTACAACGAAGCAAAGATTGAGGGCGACAAGGCGTACTGCGAGAAGTGGGATGACTACGTGAGCGGCGCCTACTACTGCAACGCCTGGCAGCCTGACGATAGCGGCGAGGAAGATGACCAAGTGCGCATCCTGATTGACGTGCCGCAATACATCCAAGAGGCCGCTGAGAAGGGTCTGACCTACCAGCGCAACGGCTATGCCGGTGACGGACTGACCGACCAGACGATTGAAGAGGCGCGGCAGCTGCGCGCTGGACAAGTCGAGGATGACAAGGTGACGCGGATGCGCGCGTGGATTCTGCGACACCGTGGCGACTGGGAAGGCGTACCGCGCAACAGCAACTCAGACGACCCAGACTTCCCAGGACCAGGCGCGGTGGCCGCGTACCTGTGGGGCGTTGATCCCACAGCAGAGAACGGCGCAGATCGCGTCCTAGAATGGGCAGATGGCGTCTTGGCGCCGCTGACCGAAGAAGAGAGGTTTGACGTGAAAGAACTTGAGACGCGCGCTCTTCCGATGGGCGAGTTCACCGTTCGAGAAGACGAAGACGGTCAGAAGACCTTCACCGGCTACGCCGCGCTCTTTGGCGCACCGTCGGCTGGACTTCCGTTCACCGAGGTGATCGCTCCAGGCGCCTTCCGTCGCACGCTCTCGCGCGTCGCTGACGGCAAGAAGATTGTCTCCTTCCTCTTTGGACACGACGAGACACGCGCACTCGCCACGACCGCGAGCGGCCGACTTACCCTGACCGAAGACGAGCGCGGCTTGAAGGTTGAGGCTCGCCTTGACCCAGCCGACCCAGACGCCGCTGGCGTCATCTCCAAGCTGACGCACGAGGCGTTGGCGATGGGAATGTCCTTCGGCTTCACCATCCCAAAGAACGGCGATGAGTGGAACGAGGATGAGCGCACGCTGCGCGAAGTGAATCTCTTTGAGGTGAGCGTCCTCTCCGCAGGACAGACTCCCGCCTACCCAGCGACGCTGGGCTTGACCTCCGTTCGCAAAGTCGCGTCCCGAATGGGCGTAGACGGCGACCGGCTCATCTCAGCCATCGAGTCCTTGAAGTCAGCGCAACCGCTGACCGAAGAGGATGTCGAGGTGATTGAAACCGTCACGGAGAAGTTGGCTCCGAAGCGCACAGGGGTGGACCCATCCATCGCTCGCGCCAAGCTGATGCTCGCCGAGATGGAATCAGAACTGCTCTAGAAGCCACGAGACCCCGCCCCGCTGCGCTAGTACGCAAGCCCGCGATCAGGTCATCCCGCTAGGCGAGCCGCAACATTGTGGAAACCAATCAAAAAAAGGAGACAGAAATGTCAGACGTTAGGAAGCTACACGAGAAGCGTGCTTCCCTCTTGACCGAGGCTCAGTCCATCGTGACTGACCTTGCCGAGAAGGGCGAGTCGCTTGAGGGCGAGTCACAGGCTCGCTTTGAGAAACTTACTTCGGAGGCTGCAACGGTTGCGGCCGCAATCCGCTCAGAGAAGGAAGCCACGGAAGCACGAAGCGCTGCTGATGCAGTTCGCGCTGAGTACGCCACGGCAATCGCTCCGAAGGTTGAGAAGACCGAAGGCTCAAACGACGAACTCCGCGCACTCGCCCGCAATGGCGGCGTGCAGTTGTTCGAGTACCGCGATGTCTCACGCAGCACTGGCCTGGGCAACCCAGTCACCATTGCTGACCGCGTGAACGTAGTTGCG